GATGTGTTTTGCAGATGATAATATTATTACTATGGAACAAACAGGTGATAATTTTGAGTTAACAATTGATCAAATTGGTTATAATAATGTAATCCAGCGATGGAGAACAAACGATACTGGTATTTTCGGAGCAAACAATAAAGTAACAATAAGGCAACAACATAATAAAGGCGGTTCATCAGATCAAAACGTAATCGAAATAAGACAAGTTGTTGGAGCAGGAAATAATTTGGCATTAGGCCAAGGATATCATGTTTCACCATCAGGAAGTTTTTCAATCGATAATGATGAGTACGGAGATACTTTTGCACATATTAATGTGACAGGAGACAATAATAATATAGCAATGGCACAAAGAACAAATGGTAGTTCTTCAGGCCATGAGTACTGGTTACATGTTGAAGGTGATGATAATGATATACATACTGTTCAAAGGGAAGGTGGAAGTCAGTTTATTAATTTAGATATTTTCAACGATAGTAATGATGTTAGTCTTATTCAAAAGAATAATGGCGATCATTATATGAGCGTTGTATTAGGTGGTTCTGACCCTACTGCAATTTCTGTAATGCAAAGTGGTTCGAATAATAACTCATATAGTATTACAAATTATTGTTATACTCCAGGCGGATGTAATGTATCGGTATTACAGCAATAATCGTCTTAGATTTGTTTGGTATAAGTACGGATTTCCAAATACCCATAAAGGCACATATATAGATATATACGTATGAAAATAGAATGCCCAGAAGAATATTACGAATGTCTTACCGAAGAAGAGTATGATGAAATATTAAGACTCTTTGAAGAAAATGAAATATCGGTTCCAGATTCAATACAAACAGAAAGCATAAGTGATGCACAAGCAGTTGCAGATTTTACATGGCAAGTATTATTTTTATCTCCATGGGAATTAGCATATATCGCATTACCTATGTCAGTTTTGGCCTTCTATGGTCTATCCATTTATGCAATATTTAAATGGGTTCAAAGAAAATTTAGCTAATGAAATACTTAACATCAATATGGACTACAATCGTATTAGCCTCTTTGCTTATCGGTATAAGAGTGTCAGATCCAACTCCAGTAGAACAATTAAGACTTAACACTTTTGACAGTTATATAAGAACTATTCCAGAGACTGATTTTGGTAATGGAGTAGTCTTACTCAATATTGGCGAAGAAGCACTTGCTAAGTATGGGCAATACCCATTCCCAAGACATCAATATGCTCAAATGTTATCAGACTTAAGAGAAGCAAATGCCGGAATGATAGGATTTACTATTATGTTTCCAGAAGCTGATAGGTTTGCTGGTGACGAAGTATTTGCTTCGTGGATAAACTCAAATGGTGTTATACTCGCTCAAGACGCTGATCCGGATGGTAGAAGTAAAACGGCACCTTATGTTGGCACTGTTACGTTTGGTTCAGGAGATCCATTAGACTGGTTAATTAAATACGACGGCCTTGTTACTAATATACCTCAATTAGAGAAGGAAGCATGGGGACATGGTTTAATTAATGCTATGCCAGAGGTTGATGGATTAGTGAGAAGAATTCCTCTTGTATCTCAAATAGATGATAAACTATACCCTTCATTTGCATTAGAAACAATAAGAGTTATGCAAGATAGGTTATCTTATACGATAAAAGTAAATGAGGTAGGTGTTGAAGAAGTTATAATAAGACCTTTTAGAATACCTTCAGATGCGAATGGTTCTTTTTGGATTAATCCTAACTATAAATTTACAGAGATAGAATACGGCAGTGAGTTACCAAATCTCGGTGGCCAAGCTGTCTTTATTGGTCTGACTGCAAAAGGTCTGGCTTCACAAATTCCAACTCCAGCTGGATTAATGCCTGCTCATCAGATTCAGGCTGCTGCCATTCAGTCAATAATGGATGAAGTTTCCATCTCTCGTCCTGTGTGGACAGACCTTCTTGAAATCCTGGTAATGTCAATTGGTGCTCTGGTAATCGTCTTAGCTGTATACCACCTTCCAATTGTTTGGTCGATGATAATCTTCTTTGCGACTGTTGCATCTTCAGTTGGCGCTTCTTTCTACTTCTGGTACGAATCTCAGATTCTCCTTGATATGACTTACTCAATGATATTATATATAATGACATTTGCTTCATCAAGCTTCAGTAATTTCTATAAGCAATTCATGTTAAGACAACAGATCAAAAAGCAATTTGAAACTTACTTAGATCCGAAGCAGGTGTATCTACTACAAAAGAATCCTGAGTTGTTAAGGTTAGGAGGAGATCGTAAAGAGATGTCTTTCTTGTTTATGGATATATGTGGGTTTACTCCAATATCAGAGCACTATAAAAACAATGACGATCCAGAAGGATTAGTAGAATTGGTTAATGAATTCTTAGATGCTATGACTAAAATCATATTAAACAACGGTGGAACCATAGACAAATACATGGGCGACTGTATCATGGCATTCTGGAATGCACCATTGCCTTGTGATAACCATGCTGAAATGGCAGTCAAATCATCAATAGAAATAGAGGCTAAAACCAATGAACTTAAAGAGGTATATAAATCAAGAGGCCTTCCTGATATTAATGTCGGTACTGGCGTTAACACCGGGGATTGCATTGTTGGTAACATGGGCTCTGAATCCAGATTCGATTACTCAGTCATTGGAGATGCAGTCAATCTTGCAGCCCGTCTCGAGGCAACTGCCGCACGACATGAGTATGTAGACTATAAGACAATCATATCATCGTATACTCAAGAACAGCTTCCGGATGAGTATAAGTGCAAGGAAATAGGTAAAATCAAGGTAAAAGGCAAAGAAGAGCTTATAACCATTTATTCACCAAAGTTATAGTCTATATAACAAAATGATCTAAAAATAGCTAAAATAGTTGTGTACATCTACTAGAAACTGGGGTATAATATACACATATTAACGCGGAGTCAGTCATGCCACAAATAGTAATCAAAGGTCAGATCAAAGACAAGAAGAAAGTCCATGCGTATGCACATTCTCTCTGTAAAGAGCTTGGTATTAACCGTATGTATTCTAAGGTAATTTTTATTACTTTTAAGACTACTCTTGATCATGATAGTCAAGGATTATGCTGGGGAGATCCAAAAGAAGGTTACGTTGATATGTCTATAGCACGTAAATCTCAGGGTGAAAAGCTTCCGTATGAAGAGATAATGCAAACTCTTGCTCATGAAATGGTTCATGCAAAACAGTACTTACGTGGCGAACTATGTGGTTATAGTATGTCATGGAAGGGTAAGAAACCACGTAACTATAGCTATGATAATGCTCCATGGGAACGTGAAGCATACAAACGTGAAGAAGAGTTATATAAAAGGTGTTACATATAACAAATATGTATAAAAACTATATACTATTTTTAAAAAAAGTGTGTACAAACCCTAAAAACCATGGTATAATATACCCATAAACAAAATTGATAAGGAATCTAAATTATGAAAAAATCTATACTAAACGCAATCAACTCAATCAACTCTACTGATGAAATGAATGAGGTTATCGAACTGATTAAAATTAAGCAAAAACAACTAAGAGCGATTAAAGCTCAAGGTGTTAAGTCTAAACTTTCTATTGGTACTAAAGTTAAGTTTGAAAATAACGATGGTATTACCACGCACGGCGAAGTGACTAAGATTAACAGAACAAAAGCGGTTGTTAGAGTCGACGGTCTACTTTGGAACTGTCCTCTTGGAATGTTGGAGGTAGCGTAATATGTTGACTAATAAAGACAAAATTAAAGCTGTTGTACTAGGTTCAGCAGCTGGTATGGTACTAGGGTTTAGCGTAAGCGCCTTAGAAACCGCTCTGGATCTTCCAGACGTATATTGGTCTAACACTACCAATGAGTGTGTTGGCGTAGTAAATTACGCAAAGAACGACGAGTTCTCATGTGAGAATCTTCCGTCAAAGTATAACAAAGTATGGGTGAAATAATATGATTTTATGTGAAAAAACAAGTCCGGTTAGTGGTCTAACCAACATCATGAGTATCAATGCTACTCCAGAGCAATTTGCTCTGTGGCAAGAGGGTACTCTTATTCAGGACGCAATGCCTGAAGCAACCGTGGATCAGCGGGAGTTCTTAATCTCCGGTTGTACTCCATCGTGTTGGAGTTCGATGTTTGGTTCTGATGAGGACGCAGCATAATGGCTTTTACTATGGCATATTGTGACTACATTGCACACACTATTATTAAACCTGGACTTCAGGTAGATTCTGATAACTCTAATGGTTTGATTGATAGTGTTGATCGAGTCAAGATGGACCTTCATAAAGAAGGTTGGATGCAAACAACAAAAAAGACTATTGAATGTTCAGACATCAATGGCAAAAAATACAGGATTACTGTAGAAGAAATTAATTAAAATAACTGTGTACATTCACTGTACACTGTGATATAATATACTAATATTTAAAAGGAATAGATTATGGATAGAATGGCAATGATTAAAGCGGCCGCAGAAAAGGCACGCGCAGAAAAAGAATTTAAAAGTGCTGTAAATAAGGTTTACTCAAAACCTAAATACAAAGCGCCAAGGTTGACTACTTCAATGAAGAAGGCAGCTCGACAATCTCCAGGTTCACTGGAATGCTTCAAAGAGGAAAATATGTATTACACCGAAAAGGAGACTCAAGACTATATTGCAGGATCTTCGTATATGGATGTATACAATGAAATGAAAAATGACTGGGACTAGTAGAACAATAGCAAGAGTTATAGCTCTCAGAGAAGCTCGTGATAGAGCACAAAATCCAGAGTTTAAACAACTCTGGGATCAAAAGTTAAAAGAGCTAATAATATTAGCAGAATTAGGAAGGAGTTCATATGACACAGTACACTGATGCAGTAGAGTACCAAAGACGTAAAATGGCTGTAGAGTCATGGGCAGGTCAAGTTGAGTACATTCTAGGACAAGACGGATATGTCGAAAAGGCATATAACTCAGGGTTGGTTACACGTGAATTTCGTGATGGAACTTTTGTTGTAGTATCAGAAGAAAAGCCAATGGCACAGTTGCTTATTGAAGCACCAGGAAATGTATGAATTACATAGGCTCAATAAGATACGATCAACACGGTCGTAAGAGAAAGACGAAGGCACTTACTCCAAGACGTAAGGTCAAACAAGAATTCAAACCGCTTAAGACAGAAAAGTCTTTTGCAGAAATAAGGATGGAAGAGTTTAACAACAAATATCCATCTTATACAGGAAATTCTCAGTACGAGACTCCTGAAGACACCTCTTGGAAAGCAGAAGAATCCAAGAATTTCACAGTCGCACCAGCATACAACAAAGGTGCATATCAAGTTATTCCACGAAAAGACGTGGAACATATAGGAAAATAACATGGAAATTTTATCAACAATATTCGCACTAGTTGGATTAGTGTTTTTCGCGTTTACATGTGGAGGTGCGTATCTCATGATACGTGATTCTGAAGTAAAACATAAAGTTCGTAGAGAACTGCGAGAAAAACATCCGGATCTGGATCGTGAACAAATTCGCGTATTAACATACGTAAAACTAAAAGAAATGTGGGAGAACGGCGATGTCAAGTAAATATATGTTACTCAGTGAGTACAGTGGTTCTAATGAATTTAAGAACCGTAAAGCTGAAGTATTACGATCATTTGGTGATCATCCATACTACGGTATACGTATGTACATCGATGGAGAGTCTTTAGGTATTGAATGGTATAAAGCTCACAATGAAATGTACGCAGAAAATGCTGCTGAAAATTATGTTAGCGGTATCAAGAATTACGAAAGGGTATAAGTTTATGGCAGGGCACACTTTAATCTACTCCTTATCATTTGAAAAAAGTGTGTCCTGCCTATGTACATTTGTGAAAGAGTGTGTTATAATGTACTCATATATTATGAAAGGAGCAAACTATGGCGGAAAATAAAGTAAGAACAAGTATGAGGAAGAACAGAGTAACCATTGACGATAAGTATATGGGACCTGAACCAATCTTTCAACCAGGCGAGACTGCCGAAGGTGTTGAAGGTCGTCATACTAAATGGCAGAAGGCAGCACATTGGTATAATTATTTTTATAAGACCAAGGACTATGTACCTACAATATTACAGTTTGCAGAAGAGAAATTTGGATACACTAAAGATCAGATAAAAGCTTTTAAAAAATTAAAAGACTATGAGTTTGGTTACCTAGGTAAGTTGACTAAGATTCATTATAGAGGTTACGAATATAATGAAGAAGAGTTAGCAGCAGCAGAAGAAAAATTTAAAGAGCTATACGAATTAGCGTTAATTACTGTTGAAGAGATCGAAGATAAAGCTGCTGCAAAACCTGTTGTTACAATACAACAAAGGCAAAAAGCAAAAATCCTTGAGACTATTATGGATGATTGGGATGCAGTTGTTGATGGATGGTTAGAAGGAAACTTCAAAGTAAACTTTGATGCCTATAAGTTATTTAAGCAATATGGTCTAAAAGGTTCAGCGCTTAATATGTTTAAGTCAATGGTTGAACAAGAGTATCAACCAGTTAAAGATGCATACGACAAAACGTGTGATCAAGCTGTAGAAGCATTCTCTCATATTAAAAGAACTAACCAAAATAAGATGATAACCACTATGGAGACCATCTTCGAAGATTTAGATAAATTAAAGGTTGCTAATAAAGCAGCAAGAATTCCAAGGATAAAGAAGCCTAAAGCTTCTGATGTACAGGTTAAGAATCTTAAGTATAAGGTTGAAGATATCGATGCTAAATTAATGTCGATTAATCCTGTTATGATTCCTGGTAAAGAAGTTCTATTTGTTTATAATACTAAGACTAGAAAGCTAACTCAGTATAACTCAAATTCAACTAAAGGGTTTGAGGTAAGTGGTACTACCATAAAGAATATCGGCGATGAGAGTAGGGTAACTACTTTAAGAAAGCCAGACGATATACTTCCATTGATCTTAAGTAAAACAATAAAGCAAATCGACAAACAAGTATGGGATACGCTAACGACGAAAGTAAGTGTTCCTAATGGTAGAATCAATGCCGATTGCATACTACTTAGGGTATTATGATTGATTTAGAACAAAAAATTATGACAAGGAAACGGTTCTCCACGGCCGTAGAACAATTAGTGGCAAAGGGAAATATGTCTTATATAGACGCAGCTACATTTATTATAGAAAAGAGAGGCATGGATTATACTAACTTGAAAAAGCTATTGACTGATTCTCTTAAAGATAAGATGGAAGCAGAAGCAATGAGACTTAATTTGATCAGAGGGAAAAAGGGTAATAAGCTACCAATATGAGTATAGATCCATTTGAATCTTACAAGCTATATAATGCATTAAAGCTGCACTTCGAGTCTAGCTATGATGCAGTTAAATATAATTTTAAGTCTAACGTAACACCTAACTCTTTCTTTAAACGCAAGGATAAGTACTTCTTTGCAAAGCTTGGTCGTAAACACAATGGAGAACTAAAGGACTATTACGTCGCCAACTTTAAAGCCGGTAAAAGCTACATTGGTGATATGATGGATGAAGAAGGAGAACAAAATTATAGAGAGCACAAAAGAATTCAGGAAAGTATTCATCGTGTGTTTTCAATTGATATAAATAGATTAACAGAAGAGAATGTACCATTTGATTATTTGTTTAAGACAAGTGACAATGCGCATCCTCTTGTGGTAAAGTTATGGCTGCAAGAAGAAATTAGTTTAGAGACTGTTGTTATTCTTAACGCCATATTTAAGTTCATTGATCGTGAATCTAAGAACATATCAGATACCATTATATGGCCTGATACTCGTAGATTGATCGAGAAATATGAACCATTTGTAAACTTTAATCGAGATAAATGTTTAAGTTTATTGACAAAAGGGTTTACAAAGTAACACAAATGTGTTATAATATACATTATGTATGAAGTGGATATTTCAGCAATAAAAATAGAAAAGACAATTACGTCTTAATACAATGCAATACGGAGAAAATATATGTCATTTGCAAATCTAAAGAGCTCACGAGGCTCGTCAATCGACAAACTCGTACAAGCAGCGGAAGCTGTGTCTACTAAAGCCGAAACAAAGTCATATGACGATGATAGGTTTTGGAAACCAACCAGAGATAAAGCAGGAAACGGTTATGCCGTAATCAGATTCCTACCAGCTAAAGAAGGTGAAGATCTTCCTTGGGTAAGGTATTGGGATCATGGTTTTAAAGGTCCTACTGGTCTATGGTATATCGAAAATAGCTTAACTACTATCGGTCAAGATGATCCAGTATCAGAGATGAACTCTGTGTTATGGAACTCTGGTCGTGATGAGGATAAAGCAACAGCAAGGGATAGAAAGAGACGTTTACACTATGCGTCAAACATCTTAGTTGTATCTGACCCTGCTAACCCACAAAACGAAGGAAAGGTATTCCTTTACAAATTTGGTAAAAAGATCTTTGATAAAATCATGGA